TGTCCGGTCGTGCCGATTGCCAGCTTCTGAACTTGTAGATTGCCGCCGACCGTGTCGGCGTACCAGATATCACCGTTCGACGGAACCGGCCCCCTGTCATAGACGATGCCGCCCGCGACTTTGACGCCGGGGAATGTGTAATCCTGCCAGATGCCGTGGCGCTCAAGTTCAAATCCAGGAGTCAAGTCAAAAGCTACAAATTCCGCCTTGTACTGATTTGCAGCAACAGTACCGAAATGCGATTGATACGTTGTCGAGATGCCGAAACAGCCAGCGCCCCAATTGATGTAGCAATTGGTCCCACTTGGCGGGTTAGCCAGTGATGGCCCCATGTAATGGTACTGGTATCCGGACGGGCTTGTTTTCCATTCGGTAGTCCAAATTGACGCGATTGTTGGCCTCGATCCGCCGTCGCCGTCTTGTTGGACATAAGCAATGCCAGCATCACCAGATTCCCCGCCAACGTAAAACCCGCCGCGCGCCAAATTGAAGCCAGAGAACTTAGCAGGTGATCCAGTGTCATTAGCAAGCCCGCGCACCTCCCATGCGCCTGGGTCTGTCCCAGAGTAATAATTAAACCACGAATCCGCATCTCCGATTGTCACACACGCATCATAAAAATCATCCGATGTCGGCGCATCAACCAGCTTGTACATACTGGCGTTGACGCCGTTTCGGTTCAAGAAGTCCTCGTTCGCCCCGCTAGACGCATCGTTGAAAAACCGCCCGAGCCCGTTGATCCATAGCTGCGCCCGCGTGCTGTCCGCCGTGAACGGATACACAAGAAACATCTTGCCAACGATGCTCTCCGGATCGGTCGCAACCGTCGCCGTCGTCGTGCTGTTCGCGATGCCGAAATAGCTTACCGTGTTCAAGAACTTGATGAACGAACGATTAGTAGCCTTCAACCATTTGTCAGTTGCTTCGTCGATGTTGACGAGGACGGACTTTTTGAAAGACTTGTCACCGTCGCCAAGTGTCTGCGCGGAAAGAGAAATGATTCCGGGAGCGGCAGCCGCTGCGTCATCAATCGTTGTTACTGCAACGCCTGCGGTATCGACCACAGTCGAATTGTTTATCTTGTGGGTCCCTGACGTTACACTTCCGCCCTTGTCGTCCTTGAAAACAGGTTGCACGGCCGGCGCTGTCGCCGTGAACTCATAAACCGGCGAGCCATCGACCACCACTCGCCGCGTCAATTCCGCGTAGAACGGGAACGACGTTGCAACCAGAGAATTCCGCTCATAGGCCGGCATGTTCGTTGGCGTGCCTACCCTGCCATTCAACAAGTCTTCATAGACGCCCGTGGACGTGTAGAATTGCTCCGTCCACGAATAAGCCCCGGCGGAAACGGCCGTGATCTTGGCAACCAGCTTCTCGTAAACTGGCGGGCCATTTGATTTCGGCGCGAGCATGCTTTCGAGTTCAGCGAGCCGCCTCAGCGCATCGTTGATGGCTTCGGCAGCTTGAACCGTGACAACTCCAGGTTTAACGCGAACGCCCGGCCGCATTGCTTACAGACTCCAATGGGTAAAGAGTTTGCTGAAATCGTATTCGCCGTAAATGCGAATTCCCGTCGTCGTCTTGTCGCTCGTCACCAAATAGTAAGTAATCGTTGTATCGCCGGTCTTCCACCACGGTTTGAGGTTGTGCCCTTTGTAAGTGCTGCCGTAGCTCGGCGGATTAAAATGAATGATCGGATAGGTAACGTCGCACATAAAAAGCGGTGTCCGTCCATCCGAGTTTCGAAGCGTCCCAGAAACGTATCTGTCGATCTCGGGTTCGAGCAAAAGTAGCGTGCCCTTCGAGTATCCCCAAATATCCGCCGAATTCACACGCCCGACCGCGCCGCCGACTTTGGTGGGGTACGGGAACACTGGATAGTTGAGCGTATCATAAACAAAATCCTGAGGGAGCAACCGCCAGCGAAGCGAGAACGTGGTTTTGACCTCGAAGAAATTCAGTTCGCCCGGAAAAGTCTTTGCGTTCGGCGGCCCCGGCGCACCTGCCGCACCTTCAGCGAAACCAAATTGGCCGGTTTGAATCGTCACGTCATAAATATTGCTCGTCGTGTCATAATCGACGTTTCGCTGAAATTCGCCGATCGACGAGCCAGTACCGCTAATCTGCGGGTCAGTATCTTCGCGGATGTTGTACCGTGGCGGAGCAAAATCGACGCTCACCAGATTCTTGCGGTATTGTGCGAACTTCCGCAAGCTATTCGCCTGAGCCGGCGGAGGGCTTCCGTCTGCTTTTTGCTCGTAAGAAATGCCCGTACATGAGGTGATTTTCTGAGCGTATAACCCGTTATATTTAGGGTGAGCAATTGGATTGACACGCCGCAGCTTTCGATCTGCTGTTGTGTAGGTGTATCCAAGAACCGCATTGGTAAAGTTGTACATACCGACTTCGCTATCAGGAATCCATGCGTATAGCGTCGTGCGTGCGTACCGATTCGACCACTCGCCAGATGCTGGCGATTCGTTGTCAATCTTTTCCACCCAATACGATGAGCCTGTAGGCTCATCTTTGCCGAGGTCGAACCCGGTTGGAACTTTGCACGGTGTAGCGTAGTCAGGCATCCGATGTCCTTAAAACAGGTCGTTGTAAGTCTTCTCGGCCCAGTTCGCGGCCGCGCCCATTCGCTTGCCAAGATCATTAGCGATTTCGCTGAGACTGTTAGAAATTTTGTCGAGCCTTCCAGTGACTGCTTTTCCGTCCTCAGTCAATCCGGCATTCCGGCCAGTGTTGAGAGCCGCCAGCGTCGTTCTCTTGCCGATGTCCTCAATCTTCCCATAGGCGGCCGGTCGAACGGCCGCGCCCATCGAGCCGCCCTTTTCGCCCTTGTCGGTCAATCCAAGATCGGGGATAAGATCGGTGACGTATTTAATCATATCCGCGAGCAGCTTTAGCCCATCGGCGAGTAATGCAACCGCCGGAACAACGGTGTTGTTTAGGACTGCTCCTAGAACTTCCAGTATCGGCGTCAAAATCGCAAGGCCGGATGAAATTAGGGAAGTGATGGTTTGCAGGATCGGCAAAACAACCTGCTGCAAAAGGCTTCCGAGCAATTGCAGAACGGGAGCGAACGCCTTAGCTAAAGGGTCAATTAGACCAACAAGCGACTTGACCACGCCAGCCAGCGCGCCCATGACTGTTGTCAGAATTGGCTTGAGACTTTGCAAAACATCGGCATACTCGCGAACGAATTCAGTAACCGATTCCAAAACAGGAACGAGAATTTGACCCATCGTTCCAGCCAGGTCGTTCAGTGCCAGATTGAACTTGAACGCCGCGCCCGGATCGGCCTTCGTGACGAACGCCAGCATCTGCTGAACAGCTTGACCGGCGGCCGCGCTAAAGACATTTGTAGCGCCTGCAAGAGATCTCATAGCTCCAGTAGCTACTGTCCCTATCGCGTTAGCCAAACCACTAGAAATACTATCGCTTAACTGGTGTACTTGTTGCGTTGCCACCGCCAACGGTGCCGTAAGCGACTTTTCAAATAGCTCACCGAGCTTGTCAAGGCTTTGAGAGATGGCGGCAAACGGGTCTGTTTTCTTAGCCATTTGCTCCGCCTCCCTTCTCTTTCCGCCACTCAATCAGACATTTCTCTGTCCACGATTCAAGCTCTTCCGTCGTGATCCCAAACGTGGCCGCCACACTCAAGCACCACGCGCGAACATCATCCTCGGTCTGCGGGTCGGGTATAGGCGTCGTCTCGGTCTGCTCGCCACGCTTGGCAAAATATACGTCTACAATTTGCCGGTCTGTGAGCTTTCCAATGTCGGTGAGGCTAAGCCAATAGGGCTCGCCGACGAGCGCGGAGTATACGGCGGCGGTGTCTGGTGGATCAGCGCGGCCAGCTTCGCCACTTCCGCTGGCCGCTCCACTTTTGGGTTGTTACAGTCCCACAAGGCCAGCACAATCACCGCCGCGAATTCCTTTTGCTTTTCCCGTGCCATCTCTTCCAGTTCGTCTCGGGTCATCGGATTGCCGCCGCCGGCGAGCATGGCCATACTTAGACAAGCCATTCCATCAGGCCCTTTTCGCCATGCCTCCTGCCGCGCCGAGCCCCATCGGAAATCGCCTGCCGTGATCTGGTTTTCCAGTCGTTCAAAAAACTCTTTTTTCGCCGCGGCATTCTCCGGCGTCGGTTCCGACCAGCGAATTTTGGCGTACTCTTCCGCCTCTTGAATCGCGGTCATCTTCCCAGCGGACACACAAGCGGCTTTGACCGCCTGCGTAATGCCGGAAAATCGGATCGTTCGCCCGCGCCACTCGAACGAGTAGGGCACGCCGAGAGACTGCTGTTCATCCACTGACAGTCACCTTTGGAGTTAGATGGGAACACTGATCCGCAAACGCCAATCGAATGCGGCCGTTGGTTTCCTTGATTTCGTACTTGATTCGCTTGCCTTCCACCCACGCCGCCTGAACGACGCCATCAAATGACGCAATCGGCGAAATGAACGCAACCGGAAGGCCGATTGCCTTTGCGCAAAACTCTTGAACAAACTTCGGAACGCCCATTCTGGCCTCGTTTACGTCGGGTAAGTTGTCACGCCTTCGACTTGGAACACGCCCTTGACCTGACCAGCGCCCTTAACCGCCGTGGTCACGTTGATGGACTCGCATTTGCCCGTGAGGGTGAAACCGATGGCGGTCGTGAGCCCGCAATAGAGCGACGTATACGTTAGGGAAACGCCGGGTTTGAAAGACGTGGTGAACGTCTTCGACGAGTTGTACTTGCCGCCAAAATCGGCCTGCCCGCTGTTGAGACCTTGCAAGTAAGCATTCCAATAGTTGCCGTCCGCGTCAGCGGTTTTCTCGAACCCGTTGACCTCGATCAGTTCGGTTTTGAGGCTCAAACCCCAATCCTCGAATTCGTGGTTTACGGTCACTGCGCTGATAACGGTTTGCAATCGCGCCGCCTTGCCGGCCAGTGGTGTCAATGCCATGCGGTTCCCCTTATGTTGTCGCGCCGATGATAGTGATTCGGTAAGTGGCCGTCACTGCCCCATCGTTGTTCAAAATCTTCAGCTTGTCGGCGCTGGCATTCGTCACGGTCCCGATGCCCGTGGCATCCGTGCAACCAACCGCGAAGAACCCGCCATTGCGAATCGTCACCGTTGGCGTCGTTCCGCCGAGGGGCCCGGTCCACGGATCGGAAGCGGCATTGCCCACCGTGATGGACGTGGCGAGCGTCGTCGTGAGCAATTCGACACTGATACTCTTGATGCGTGCAAAGTTAATCGTTTCGTTGAACGCGTTGACGAGACTTCCGTAAAGGTCGAGCGTCTCGCTCGCACCGCCTGCCAATGTCCGCACATCGGTGTAAACTTGGTCGAACGCCCCGGATCCCGCGCCAATTGAGCCCATGCTCAGCGTCGTGTTGTAGCTTTGATCGTCCGTAGTCGCGTTCAGCGGAGTCCGCGATTTCCCTATCGAGACTTTCGACGATAGCGAGATACTTACCTGCCCTTGTGTGATTGCCATTAGTTCCTGAGCTCCGATGACAGGTAGGTAACGTCGATAACCGAATGATCGTACATTCTGGGGATGGCCGCCGCGTCATATGTCGGGCTAAAGTTCACCGTCGAATCAAACACGGTTGTAGCGGTCGTCAACGATGTCACGTTCAGCGCCTTCGGGATGTTGCTCAGCGCCGCCGTCATGTCTTCCAGGTCGCTATCTATCTGCATGTTGCCGGCCCAGATGATCGCTATCTGAATGATGTACTCGCGAATTAACGCTCCCTCGAATCCCTCATCCTCATTCACCTGAGCATTCGGAATCAGCAAGCAAACCGGCAGCCATCCCGCGTCACCTTCCAGAAGTTCAAGCGACTTCCGAATCTTGATCGTCAACCGTGGCGCTGTGGCGGCAATCAGCGCCTTCACGTCGTTCAAAATCAGGATCGGAATCGACGCCATCAGCTGACCGCCTTAACGCAAACGCACTTCCACCGATCGGCCCACTGCTGCAACTGCACCGCACCCGGCGTATCCGGCGGGATGATGTAAACCACCCCAGCCGCGTCTGTGATCTTGCAGCCAGGCGAAACGACCACGCCGGCCGTAATCGTGGATACTCGCAAGTGGAACACAATTTCTTGCTGTTCCAGATGGCCGCCAAATACCGCTGCCGTTTCGTTGTCAAGCACGCGCCGAAACGCCGTCACGCCTTCAATCGTGGTAAACGATTTATCGTTTGCCCCACGAATGGAGAGCGTAACGGTTTCGGTAACAATCGCGGCCCATGATACCCTTTCGAGAAACGCGCGGCCGCGAGCGTGTAGGTTGCTCAACCCTTTGGCCTCCAGATCGGCGCGGTGTCCTCGTCGCCGTTCTTGTAATCTCCCCACTCGGTGAAATTCGTGTAGTGAGCATCGCCTACATGGGTAGCCGTAACCTTGCGGGTTGCGAACGTCTTCAAGCCGAATTCCGCAATCTTTCTGGAGAAAAACCAGTCCTCTGATTCGCGGGCATTCTGCCATTTCCCTTCAGCGTTGCGGGCAATCCGAGTCGGGAAATCAAACCAGCATCGAAGAAAACCATTTTCATCAACCGCCCTGAATGCCGGGTTGCGTAGGTCAGTGACCCAGCACCCGGTATTGTGCAGCATGTGTTTCGTGGCGTCGTTCGCGTATTCCGTGTCGGCAATGCTGAATGTGTCAGGCATCGCCAAAACTTCGCGAACGGTGTAGCGTCGAAATGCTTTCCACGGATCGCGAGCGTCACCGATTCCGGTCGATGTCACGCCCCGCGTATCCTTGATTGGCATGATGGTTGAAACGAGGTCCGCACCGTGCGTATCCATTTCCTCAACAAGCGTATCAATCCATCCTGGCGCTGGGCAAATGTCCGTATGGAGCATGGCGAAATGAGTAGCTCGCCCTTGCTCCATCAGATTCAACGCCTCGGCCCAGAGAAAATTGAAGTCATCCCAGCCATTGCGGGAGTTGAGCACATGGACGGAATGAATGCCAACGCTCGCATGGAGCAACCCGCGAACCGCTCCAAATTCACTCGGTCGGCCAGGGAATCCAAGAACAATTTCGAGCTTCTGACTGGCCTGTTTCTTGACAACGATTGCCGAGTCAACCCGACGCTTGACGCTGTATTCGTGCGGCCGGGTCATGATCTTTTCATCGACGGCTTGCACAACGCCGGGGTCGCCCTCGGTAACGTCATGGAGCATGATCGTTCCACCAGGTAGCACCTTCGGGAAGTATGCGTCAATATCTCCCGCGGCTCCTTCATAAGAATGGTCGCCGTCCACGAATAGCACAGAACAATTTGGAACTTTGTCAACCGCTTCCCGTGATGGGAACGGAATGATCTTCACGAGCCCGTTGACTCCCACCGCGTCAAGGTTGGCTCGAAGTTGCTCGGGGGTCGTCGGTTTGGTCGGCTTTTCACCGCCATCGGTAAATCGAGCAACGCCAACGCCTCCAAACGAGTCAATGGCATAGACGGGATGTTTCCCGCCGTCCATCGAACCGAGAGCAAGCGCAGCCGTTGACCGGCCTTTCCATGAGCCGATTTCAATAATCGGCCCCTTAGCGTCTCGCGCGAGATCGTAAAGCTCGCAAGCCTCACGCTCCGAGAGCCAGCCGTCGATTGTCAGAGCCGACGCGACGGCTTTACGTCGCGCGGCATTTCGTTCGATTGTCGTTTGCATTAGGTCGGTGTTTCCGGATCGGTGAGCCACAACGTCGAGTTGTAGCAGTAGTAAGTCCTGATTGCCAAATTCGCGTGATTGTAAGCGGCGTTGGCTGACGCCCCGTTGATGGCACTCGACACTGGCGGGAACACGATCAGGATTTTTCCAGACGTGTTCGATTTCACATGCACCACCTTGCCGGCCACGCTTGCCGGAAGGATAACGGCCGCCGTGTTGTCCGCACCCGTCACGAGGTTGAACCCCTCGCTCAGAGCATTGGCGTTTCCGATGGCAGTACCACCGGGAACCACGGCAGCAACCGGGATACGGGGATTGACTCCGAACGTGACGCTGACCGTGTTGGCATCGCCAATGGCGATAGCACCATCAGCCGCTCCGTCACCAGCGCCACCGCGAAGCGTCAAGGCACCGCCGGCCGATGCGTTATTGCCCGCACCACCAGCGATGACGATAGCGCCACCCGCACCGTTGTTGCCAGCCTTGCCCGCGATGCCGAGCGAGCTATCCGAGCCCGTGATATCATCCGCCGTCACGCTGCCGGCAATCGTCGTCGTACGCTTCGCGGCCGTGAGCAGCACCTGAACGTAGGAATCCCCGGTCAATGCCGCGCCAAGAGGGGTCACAAGCCCCATCAGATTGTTTCCGCTGGCCGTGCTGGTTGCCGCGCCACTGGATGCCGTGCCAGTCACGGGAGAACCGTTGCTGTCCCAATAGACCGCATCGCCGGCGGAAAATGTGCTGGTGTCCTTAGGGACGTTCCAAACGCCGCCCGATGACAGATTCATCGCGGTCGCCGCGTTGGGGTCAACGGTTTCCACAATCATCGGAACCGTGCCGACTTCAATCACCTGGCCGGGAACTTCGGTCCCCGCTCCGGTGTACGGGAGACTTGCTCCCGGGAAGACGTAATTCGCTGGGGTCTGAGCCATTTCTTGAAACTCCTGAAAAGCGGCATGGCCGCGAATGTTGGAAAATCACACCGCCTGAATGTATTAAGTGGCGAACGGGGCGACGGTCAGCCTTACGAGCCGGCCGACTTGACGCCACCGCGATAGTTCTGGACTGTCGCGCCCACGCCGCCGAATCCACGCATGGAGATTCCGAGCGTGTTGAACTGCCAGTCCTGGCCGGCCGTTTGCACGGTCGGAACCATATTGCCGTTCCATGCCGCGATCTGCACCGTGGGAAGAATCGACGGATTGGCGAGCAAGTACCACGCTGTCGCCGAGTAGCCGGTGAAAGTCGAATTTGACAGGTAGCGGCTCATGACCGGCTTGAACCGATTGCCCCAGATGTTTGTCGAGGGTTGCTTGCTGGCCGAACTGGTCGAAGCCAGCCCGCCCATGATGATGTCCCGCGACTTCATCAATTCCATCGCGGTCACATCCAACGCCGGCGGGTAAAGAAGAATTTCCGGCTCGACTCCGAGGGGTTGTCCAGCCGGGTCAACCTGGTTATCAAACAGGAGTTTCGCGGCCTGAAGGCCAGCCGATCCCAGCGCGGAGCCCGCCCCGCTGCTGTAGTTGCTGTTACCCTGCTGGCCGGTAACCGTGTGAGTTGCGGCCCAGAAAGCGGTCGAGCCGCCGTCGTCTTTGCTCGCCGTGCTCATGAACGGCGTCCACACGATGCTGTTGACCTTGAGCCCCCAACCACGGCCCAACATGGCTGGAACTTGACCGAGGATTCCGAGGTCATCGTTGATGATGTATTGCAGCGGCATTGTCAGCATTCGAGCCACAAGCCCGGCCTGATTCGCGAACGCCTGGTCGCCCATCGTCGCGTTCTGGATCTCGCCGGATGGCGCGAGTTCCTTGAACACAAAGTCGCCGAACAACGAAACGCTCTTTGTCGGCTTGAAATCCTTCACCGGAAGAATCTGGGCAATCTCCATGAACGATTGCTCGGTGTAGAGATAGCCTTGCAGGATGAACTTGTTTTGCACGTTCGCAAGCACGTTGTTGATCGTCACCGTGCTGGCGTCGGCACGGATCTGCGAAGAGGCTTGAAGTGCGGAAGCCACTTCACCCCAGCTTGCCGGGTCGCTAATCACTTCCCTTCCGCGGTATCCGTTCGCGGCGGCAATCGTGGTCAAGGCCTGCTGGAAGCCGATTCGGCCTTTGAACAGTGTGTGAGCCGTCTGGCGCACTTTGTCCGTGTAGCGAGCGTCAAGTTCAGCCCGGATGCGCTTTTCTTCGCGGGCGGTCGTTCGACGTTGGCCGTCGTCGCCCTTGGCGTAGAAATCGGAATCGTCCAGGCGGAAGTTGCCGCACGCTTCGAGCAGAGCGGCCTCCAGCACGGCGTCCGTGAGTTGCGGGTTGCTGGTCGAATAGGCCAGCCCACCCGGAACGCCAACGCCGGCGCCCGGCCGCGCGGCCTTCAGTGCGACGAGTTCGGTCTTCTCCTTGCTCCAGCCGTTTTCGATGGCGTGAGCGGCCAGATTCACGGTTAGCGTTTTTCCGCTTGCCGTGATCTCGGTCGTCGTGATGCCGTAGTTCCGCACCACTTCGCGGATGCTATCGGCCCGGCGCAGATCGTCGGCCTCGGCGCGACGATTGGCCGCAATTCGACTCTTGCGAGCGGCTTCGGCCTTCTTCTTTTCCTTTTCGTCTTCCATCTCCAAGTCATCGTCTTCGGCAGCCTCAGCTTTCTTCTTCTCCTCGTCGCCGTCCGGCTCATCGTCGGAGGCGGCCATGCACTTTTTCAGCGCGGCCTTCGCCTCGCTCTCGTCCATCTTTTCGATGTCTTCATCGGAGTACTTGCCCGATGCGAGCAGCATTTTCTTCACGTTCATTTTCGTAGCCTTTCGTTGGGAAGCGGAAACGGTTGCGGAGGTCATCCCATCCGCGCCCAGAGGAACAAAACTGATCTCGCCAATCACTGTTTCACGACTGATATTGAGCGGCCCGCGCACCGTGCGCCCGTTGACTTCCGCCTCTTCACCACTCGGCAGAAATTCCATCTTGTCGTCGTTGGGGGTTGCACCAATTGACAACTGCCACTTAAACCCGTTGGCGGCCGGCTCGGTGACTTTGTTCGAATGCGATTTCTCGCCGCTGAACACGCCGCCGACTTTGATTCCGGAAGCGTCAACGCTCACGGTGTCCGTGTGCCCGACAATCTGGTTGTGATCGTGTTGGCGAAGTGCTGGCCGATGCTGGGACGGAATAATCACGCCGTCCAGATCGACCACCACGGGCATTTTCCAGCCCTCTGGCGTCATCGGTGCGCCGGTGTAAGCGTTACCCTCGAAGCGTGCCAACTTCTTCTCGGTGCCAACGCCGATCTCTGCTTGGATCGCACACGCCACGCCCGCCGCGGATATGGTGAACTCGCGAGCAGAATCAGGGCTTTTCGGCCTTGGTTTGCTGGCGATAATTTTCGGTTGGTGCCTGCGTCGTTTACGAGACATTAGCGGCCTCCTCTACCAGCGATTCAGCCACCTTCAACAGTTCGTCGTCGTCGATCTCTGGCATGTCTTCATCGTTGTCCGCGTAGAACTCTTCGAGGTGTTCTCGGATAAGCGCGGCCAGAGTTTCGGCGTCGAGCGTCTCGCCCTCTTCCGCCGACAGATTGAGCAGCTTGCGAATCTGCTTCACACCTTCCGCTAGTGCGATCGGGAGTAAAGACGTGCCTGGAACGGGAACCGGCGATACGGCAATCATGCCGAGCATGACGAGCCGCGCCCCGGTCTTTCCGTACTTCTTTTCCAGCTTGGCGTAGGTGTTCTTGACGAATCCCACCGCCTTTCGAACCACCTTTGCCGGTAGCTCTTTGGCACGCGACGTGAGCTTGTTCAGCTTCTTTTGCGTCTTCGCTTCGGCCTTGCTTGAGGATGATGAACCGCCACCCTCACCGAATTTACCGTCATCGTCGCGTTTGACTTTGCTTTCGTCGAACGCGCGGATTCTCGCACGTCGAGACGATTTCGATTCCTTAGACTTGTCGAATCGACTATCTACCTTTTCCCACACTTCCCCGGCGGCCTGCTGGCAATTAAAAGCCGCATCAGTTACCGCTTCGCCAAGATCGTCATGGGCCTTTTCAAGAGCGGTCTTTGCTTCTTTGATTTTCTTTTTCAGCTTCGGCTTTTCTTTCTTCCATTCGGCACGTTGCTTTTCGTTGTCCTCAATTTCGGCCTCGTACTGAGCAACTGCCTCGTCATGCCTTTCAGATGCTTCCTCGTTGAATTTGTCAACTTCCTTACACGCCTCTTCCCATTCGGCATGTTCCTGCTCGTAATCTTCGTTCCCCTCTTCTTCCGGCTCGTCTGGGTACTTTTCCGGTTCGGGTTCTTCCGGCTCATCCGGGTCTTCCAATGACTCGATATCAGCCTTAGCCGATTCGTAATTCTCGATGGCGTCCGACACCGCGGAACTTGCTTCCTCAACAACCTTGGACGCCGCGTCGATTTCTTTCTTGCCCTTTTCAATCGCTTTCTCAATCAGTTCAATCTCGTCGTCGGTTGCCCCAGATTTCTCGTATTCCTTAGCCACCGCTGAAAACTTATCGAAGATTGATTTCTTAACTGCGTCAACAGCATCAGGAAGATTAGAGGAGTCCCCGCTATCAATCATCTCGTTCAGAACATCATCAATGCCATCCGTGCTTACCTCATACGATTCAGCATCCTCTTGAATCTTGTCGAATTCTTCGCGCGTCGGCTTGCCGCTTCCGCCGCCACCTTCACCGAACTTGCCGTCATCACCGCGCGGGTGATCCTCTTCGCGGAACTCGCCAGCCGCTTTGATGCGTTCGGGCTTGCTGGCCCCCAGCGGTTCGCCGTCATCGTCCTTTTCGCTTACTGATTGTTTGGTCGGTTCGCCGAACTGCAAACCGAGCGTATCAATCTCTTCGCGTTCGCGTTGTTGCTGAGCCATCACGTCGCGCCAGTCAAACCCGCGTTTAGCCCAAAACTCCCGCCATGTCAGAGTGCCGTTGCTGAGCCGCGAATGATCGGCGTCCGCGTCGGCCTGTGCGTCAAGCGGCTCGAACCCTGGCCAGTGCCATTCAAGCGGCGGTAACTTCATCCCGTCATAGGCTCGGATCGCTCCGCATAAAACGGCCTCGGTGTACCATGCTTGAAACGAGCGAGCCAGGATGGTTTTATTGCAGTCCTCTCGCTCCACGGTGAGCGAATGCCGATAGTTGATATGATCCAATTTTGCAGAGGAGAAATTGAAGTCCTGAGACGTTCCGAGAGCAAGATTGACCGGGTAAGAAAGCGGTCGGCAAGCCTCGGTGATGCACTGGATCTGGAACATCTGATAAGATGTGCCAGGCTGTTTCGGGTCAAGCGTGCTGGCCTTCATGCCAGCGGGCAAAACAGTCTGCATCCCGTTATTGATTGGGACCCGTTTGAACGGCTCATACTCTAGGTCTTCATCACCCGTATCGGCCGGCGCTTCTGTCTCCAGCATGACCGTATGCTGCGCGACCAGCTTAGCATTCTGCATGACCGAATTGCGGAATCCGCGCATGTCGTTGAACAGGTCAAGCGAAGACGTGAAAACCGGGATGCCGCGAACCTGGCCGGGTCGAAACTTGACGAACCACTGGCAGACGAATTGTTTATCCACCCACTTGAAATCGAGCGGGCTTTCGAAATACATATCGCCGGGATGTTGAGCGAGCACCGCGTATTTCGTCGGCTGCCCCGTCACCGGGTCAAGCTGCATCCCGTCCACCCAATACTCCTGCAAGTTGGCAGGCATTGGGGTTGTAACCTGATCGGCCTCGATGTCGCATGGGTAGAGCTTGACCGGATTATCAAGTCCTTCATAGGTTTTGAAAACTATGAACCCTTCTCCGTCAACGGTTTTGGCGAGCTTGATGGTGTTGAGCTTGCCGACGAATCCAACGCAATCACACCAGCTTTTCCAAGCCTGTTCAACTTCGTCGTTGTAGCGGTTGTCGCGAGTAAGGATCTGTAGGGTCGGCCCGGTCCCAATAAGGTCGGAAGCGTTTGAAGTAGTGATGCCGAACAGGAATGGATTGTTGGCAACTTCATAGCGTGACCTGATACGCAATTGTCGGCGAGCAATGTAGTTGTTTGCAGTCTTCGCGCTGTAGTAATCGACGTTGATCCAATTGCGGATGTTCTCCGGCGTCGGAATTGCGTTGTCATATCTGGCCTGGATCGCAAGAGTTGCCGCAGTCTGAGCCCGCGTCTGTTTGGGAACAGGCGTTCCGCCGCCAAACCAGTTTCGCAATCCTTGGAACATCACCACCCGAAGTAAGGAACGATGCCACCCGGTTCAGCGGTGACCGAACCGACAAACGGCCCTTGCGGAATCAATTGCGTTCGTCGGATGCCAACACGCCGGGAAGCGAGCGCGGCCACTTGCGCGCCGAATAGGTAGCCCTTAATCACGTCGTTCATCGAACGTGCGGACACGGAGAGCCCGTCAGCCGACACGCTTTGCGGGTCTTCGAGGGCTTGCGTGATTAGGGTTGTCGGATCAGGAAGAGCCATTGCGGTTCCCTCGATTGAGAAAACCAGAAACCCGGCGAGCCAGAAACAAAAAGGCCACGCGGGGATTGCGGCCCCGCATGGCCTTTTGTTGGCGATTCATGGGAGTTAATTAGGCTCCGATGTCGCCGGGTTTCTGGTTGTCTAGTACGAGGTTATACGATACGGGTCTTTGTTGGAAGTGTGTAAATTAAGTAAGTCTATTTCTGGACAGTTTCTCGATCTGTATGGATCGAGCGAACATTTGCAGGATAACGACGAGGTGTCCGCATGGGACTTCTTCGGCGCATTTGCCGAATTCAACCCCATCATCATCATAAGTGCATGTCACGGTGTTCATACCGCTGTCCAGCCGTTCAAATTTCAGAGTAGTGTTGCGTTCGGAAAAAATCTCGAATGCTTCTTCGGTCGTCATGAATTTGACCTCTCTGGTTTAGGTTTGATTTTGAAATACGTCTGCACGACTTCGACCGTGTACGCTCGCATTCCACATTCTCGGCACTTGCGTACGCGGACGATCTTGTTGAGCCGCTTGCGAGTGTAGAGCACCGGCAAGCGGTCAGATGAGCACTTCGGGTTGGAACAAGTTATTCCAGGGATGCTATGCTCCTGCTCTCTGATAAAGGTCTTCGATGTTCAGTTTCCGCTTCGGTTTCGCCGGTTGCGGCTGCCCACCCGTCAAGCTCCATTTGAGCCCCTGGACCGAGGCGGCCACGCTTGCCAGGATCAGGCAGTCCCACCAGTGATTTTCATTCCGGCCCGGTCGATTCTGCCACTCGTCGAGCACACGCCCGCGCCCCGTGGTTCTGACCCGGAATTCCGCCGTGCAGTGGTCCGCGAATAGCTGGTGAATGTACGGTTGCGATCCGAATAGGTCGATGCAGCCCGGAGTCATCTTAGGCGCTAACAGACGTTCCGCCACGAACGATTTCCATAGATACGTATCAATCTTCACCAGCCGGCCACGCCCGCGTTCCGGCGCCGACATTCGCCAATTCCAGCCTTCACGCTCGCCACTCCGCTTTGGCCACTCCGCAACTGGAACTTTAGCCGCCGTGATGCCGTATCCCTTGCTGGGAGTCATGATCGAAGCGTATGGCGACTCTCGGCAAGCCTTGTAAACAATGTCAGGCTTCCAGCCTGAGTCTATCAGGATCCGCTCAATGCGCAGCACGGCTCCGGTTTCCTGCTGGACAAATGCCTTTTCAGCCAGTCGATTCGCCAACGCGAAAACGCCTTGATATATCTGCGCGTCTTCGACCATGCCGGGGAACACTTCGGCCAATGACGGCCGCGCGTCCGCCGCCGTGAAGTGGTCCCTCGATTGCTCCGGGAACGTGCCATACGAAACAACTGAGCCCCCGAACTTCTCATTCCAGGACATGACAAGAAAGAAGATGATTCCGCCTTGAACGTCGATGCCCGCCGTCAACCGAGAGCACTCGCGCGGAACTTCCCACTTTGCGACGTTGTTCAGCTTCTTGCACAATGCGTCCGCGTCGATCTCGATAATCTGCGATTCGCTGCCGTCGGCGATCGGTTCATTTTGGTACTCGGCCGCAAAGATGCGCGGAGAGTCAATCCATTTGTTCATCGCCGTCTGCACGGCCGAAACGTCCGTATCCTCGAACCGCTGAGGCCAGCCAACTACGCACCCTTCATCCATGGACTCGCGGTTGTCGATGTAGAACTGATTCGACTCGGCATAACCACGACCATCGACTAGCGCCTCTTTGCGAATCCGCCGGTATTCCTCCCAGAGCTTTTCGTTGACGGGGAACGTGTAAATCATCTTCGACTTGTCGCCCTGCCACGTTGGGGATCGGTCGCGGTCAAGAAAACGCTCGGCTAGGTCGCCGGGAGCAATGACCGTGCAGGCCATCATTGCCGCAATCTTGCGTTTCGGCCCGGCCATGCCGAGGACGGTTCCGTTGATGAGCCGTTCGCGCGTTCCGTTCTGCATGACGCTCGTTGCCGATTCATCGGTAGATGGGTCGTCAATCAAGGCCAGGTCCGGGCGAATGATCGTCCGATCCGCCCTGGTTGCCGAGGGGCCGCGAAGCTTGCTGCCCGTGATGCCAGCCGAACGAATCACCGATCCAGACGCAACCGAGCCTGGAACCGTGGCTATGACAATTTCATTCTCGCCCCACTTAATAAGCGTTGATTCGCCGTCCAGTGTCTGCCCACGGCAGCGATGCGTAATCCGCTCCAGCCGGCGAACCGGATAGCAGACCTCTGGGAAGTCTTCCAGAAACAAATCGTTCGTCTCGATCTGGTCTTTGATCTTGTCAAGGAGTTGACCTTGAGCAAGGTCGTCGGCCGCCGCGACAAGCATCACATAAAACCGATGGCCGTAGAACACGGCCCACATTGCCGCCGCGCGACAGAGCGAAGTTTTGCCCCCGCCACGCGGCATGGCGAAACAATAGCGGTCCCCTCGAAGGACGCATCCCTCTAACTTCTCAATCGCCTTCAGATGGTCCGGAGACCATTCGAGAGGGAACCACCCGGACAGGTAGGTTTCACAGAACAGGCGCAGACTGAGCCGGCAAGCCCCCCGACGCTCCGGGTTCTCCACCGCTGGCATCGGCGAGATGTCGCGCCCCGCCTCGCTCCGCTTGCGGTTGATCTCCGCCTGCGACTCACGATAAGAATCGTAGGTGGTTGGATTAGATTGTTTCCGCGATCTCGGTTTCGGTTTCTTCTTCGCCGGTTCGCCTGTTTTGAACATGCTTGCTCACTAATTCGGCCATCTGTTTAACCGCACGCAGCGCCCCTGAAAAGTCTCCTATTTCAACCATTCGCCTATATAAATCTCTGGTTGTTTCGACGCACCATCCAAAGACAACATCCGATTCCGCTTCCGCAGCGAATCGCAATCTGAACATAACAGCCGACAATAGCTGTTCTGGTCGTTCGGTTGGGAACTTCTCCGCGATTGCTTCCCGAATGTCGGCCTCCGAGTTGCCGGCAATTACCCATTTGAATACTTGCTCGACAGCGGGTTGAGTGTTAGAGATTTTCTCGGAAAGTTCTGCCGACATTGCTTCGGTCCCCTGGTGCCATTGTAATTCCTTCTTTTTGTCGTGCGAACAATTCGTTCATAATAGTTTCGGTGAAATCATATAGCTCCGGGTCGTTTGCAATTGTGAAGTCCTCAAACCGAGGGTTCATGTTCAAATTCATCGAAGTCCGCAATACTAGCTTCCAATTATCATTTCTGAAAGTTGCGAACTTTGCATGACACTGGCTCACGCGAACATTCGATAGACCGAACCGTTTACGCAGCATATCGGCGGCCTGAGGATCTCGACGAGCGAATGAAGCGTCTATCAAAAATCTTGACTCGATCAGCTTTCCAGCATGTTGCCAATCGGCAATCATGCTTATTTCCGGCCCATTTGCTGTCCATGTTGAAAGAGTTAGATATGATGGTCCGATTTTTTCGACGCACGCTTTAAGCAAATCAATTAGACTGAATTGACCTTTCGTGAAGCCGACGAGTTCGTTTTCTGTAGTCAGAGGCTCGATTGCTTCACTAGCGGTCTTGATCCTACGCGCATCTCGAATTTCACGAATGGCAGTTCTTTTTTTTCGGTTGAGGACCGTAGGTGACTCTATTTCCGTAGCATCGACAACTAACAAACGATCTTCGAACAATAAGGGGTTTTTTCTGTATTCATTTCGTTTTACTCCGTAAAACTAACTGAGAACACATTATTGAC